GCCACGCATGATCGTCTCGCCGTCCACCATCTTCTCCTCGTAGTCGACGACGACGCCGACGACCGGGAAGACTTGGGCGGCGCCGCCGGTCACGGTCCCGTTGACTGGGTCGACAGTGACGGGCGCTCCTGCCCTGCGGACCTGACAGTCCTGACCGAACTCGGCCAGGAGCGCGTCCACGGTGTCCCTCAGGCCGGCGTAGTCGAAGGTGGCCATGTCAAGCCCTCCCCAGCTCGCCGGAGTTGCCCGAGCCGATCAGGCCGGCGGACTGCAGCGTGAGGGTGACCTCGGGGTAGTCCGGCGTCCGGGCGGAGGCCGACGTCGACTGCGAGGCGCTGAACTTGGTCTGCACCTTGATGGGGCCAACCTCCTTCAGCGACTCGACGACCTGGCCGCCACTTGCGTCAAAGGTCGGGTCCGGCATGAGCGGCTTGCCAGTCAGCGCGCGGCTCGCCAGCATGCAGGTGGCGGTCACGAGGGCGGGCGGCAGGCCGCGCAGGAACGTGGTGATGCCGCCGCGTGGCCACTGGGTGCCCTGCAGTCGGCGCAACTGGTAGCCCACCCAGCGGTAGCGACCGTCCAGGTAGGTGGTGGCATTGACGATGGCCGCCTGGAGCTCTGCGTCGGTGCGCGCCGTCAGGTCGACGCCGCGGTCCGACCAGTAGGCCCGGACGGTCGCTGGGTCCGTGTAGGCGTTCGCGCCGTCCACGGTCCCGTCGTTGTTCTGTTGGGTGAAGGCCATGTCTCTGCCCTCACTCGATCTTCAGGTCCGAGGCGCTCTCGGCGAGCACCTGGCCCTGGTCGCGCCAGTCGGCGCCGGTGACTGTGGCGATGACGCCGTTGGTCGCCTTGCGGATAGTGACCTGGCCGCCCGGGGGCACGCGCACGGTCTGCTGGCCAGCGGACGCCTTCGGGGGCTGGGCGGGAGCCTGGCCCGCCGACGTGCGCGGCTTGGTCATGTCGCTGCTGGTATAGCGGGCCATGGCTGTTCCCTCCTTACTGCTTAGCTGCGCGCGCCTTGGCGCGGGTGTAGCCCTCGGCCACGGCGTTGACCTCGTCGCGGGCGACCTTCTTGCCGGTCAGCTCGCCGAGGTGCTCAGTGGGCGTCGACCTCCGGGTCGAGCAGGCCGATGGCCTCGGCAAGGCTCGGCTTGGCGTCCGGAGTGCCGTTCGGCGCATCCTGGGCCGGCTTGGTCGCCTCGGTGGACGTGGCGCTGCCTTGCGCGTCGGCTTGACCGCCCGAGGCCCCGGAATCCGTCTGGGTGCCGCCTTCGGGCTGCTTGTTGTCCGCGGGCTTCTGCTCGCCGCGCAGGGCGTGCAGCTCCGCCTTCTCGGCGGTCATCGCGCCGTAGAACTCGAACACGCGTTCGAGGGTGGCTGCCTGCTCGGCGCTGCCCTGGAACGTCATCTCGCCGTCGACGAACTCGTGCCCGTTGACGTGCATGGTCTGACCGGCGTGGGGGCCGACCAGGACGAACTTCTGGTTGACTGATGCCATTGCTTCTCTCCTTCGCTAGATGCCACAAGGCCCNNNNGGGGCGCGGAGCTCCTGGAGGGCCACCTTGCTGGCGGCTTTAGTTGGTGACGCCGCTCAGGATCGCCAGGCCCTTCTCGCTGAAGAGCGCGACGCCGCAGTACCACACCACGCGGGTGATGGACTCGTCGGCGTCTTCCTTCTCGCCGACCTCCTTGATGTTGATGCCCGCGGCCTTCTCGGCGGTCAGGCCGGCGATGCCGTGGGAGCGGCTGCCGTCATCGAAGGTGCCCGCGATGACCGAGGTGGCATTGGTCGAGGTGCCGCGCGTCTGGTTGATGGGGATCCAGTCGTTGCGGAAGATCGGGATGCCGCGGTAGGCGGGGACCTGACGGCCGGAGGCCATGGTGTAGATGTCACCAGGGGAGGTGCCACCCAGGCCGCGGAGCAGCGCCAGGTAGGCGCGGCGGGTGCGGCCGTTCATCATCAGGTAGTCCACCTGACCGTCCTTGTCGGTCACGAGGTCGATCAGGGCGTCGAGGTCGTCGAACGACAACGGGGCGCCGTTGGCGGCCGCGTTGCCGGCGAAGAACTTCTGGCCAGCGGCCGCGAGGCCGAGCAGGCCGGTCATGTTCGCGCCGGTGCCGTCGCCATTGATGAGCTGGTCCTGATACTTGCGGCCGCAGCTCTTCGCCTTGGAGGCGATCTGCACCGCCTTCTGGTCGTTGCCGTCGCCCGAGCGAGTGGCCTGGATCAGACCGTTGACCTCGGCGTCGCCGATGATCGTGGTCAGGGTGGAGGTCACCTGCGTGAAGGTCGCAGCGGCCTTGGCGGTGATGGTCGTGCCGACGCCAGCCATCTGGACGTCGCCCAGCACGTTCTCGCGGTTGTAGGCGAGGGCGTTGCCGTCGATGCCGTCGAAGGGCAGCAGCTCGAACATCTCGTTGACGGTAATGACGTTCTCGATGACGCCAGCGACGAGTTCGTCCTGGGCCAGCTTCGCCGATTCGGCGAGGGTTACGGAAGCCATGGTATTTCTCCTAGACAGAGGTTGATGGTTTGCTTGGTTTGGTGCCGGATCGCCCGACGATTCGACCCCGGGCCAGGCGTCACGCCTCTGCTGGGTCAGCGAGCGCGGCTCGCGGATGTGCTCCGCGCTCGCACGCTATGGTCGGGAATATGCTGCGACGGCGCCAGTCTGTAACCCCACGAACATGCGCCAGCACGCCCGATCTGGGCCGTCTGAGCCCCGCGAAGTGCCAGGTCCGTACGGCTAAAGCCTTGCGCACCAAGGACTTAGGGCCTTTCCGGGCCGTACGGACCTTGGAGCTCGGTTTGCACCAGGAAAACGATCGGCCACCGGATCGGGGCGAGGTCGGCCACGGCGCTGCCGAGGTCCAGAAGCCCTAGATGGCTCAGAAGTCCTTGTCCGGCTTAGAGAATCAATCACTTAGAGCCCTATATGAGGTTTAGATTACCCTAGATTAAGGGATAGATAAAATAAATGGAAAATAATCGCTTGAGGGGGGCTCCCAAGCTGGGAAGGCTGCGCCATAATCATCCCATCAACACGACGAACTGCTGGAGACCAACATGACCATCGTACTTCTTGCCTGCGTACTGACCGGCTGGTACCTCGGCCGCCCGGCAGCTCGCTTCATCGTCCAACTGTTTTAAGGAGCTCGAACATGAACCGCCCCTTCGCCAATACCGCAGCATCCGACTATGATGCCACCGTCGCAGCGGTCGAGCTGCAGCTTGCCAAGCTGAAGGCCAAGCTTGAGGCCCACAAGGCCAAGGCCAAGGCCGACCCCAAGAATTGGGGCTACTCGGGCGACCTCCGCAAGGTCGAGTCCGACCTCGCCGGCATCCTTGCATTCATCAACTGATAGGAGCACCGCCATGACCGCCAAGAAGACCCCCTTCGCGAAGTCCCTTGTCACGCAGCTCGAGAATAACGCCATCCTCGTCGTCGGCGACTGCTGCGTCTGCCTCCGACTGTCCGAGGCTGAGACCTACTCCAACCTCCACGAGATGGTGGACGGCGCCCTCGTGCCTCAGTACACCGAGCTCCTCGACGCCGCCCTCGACTACGCCAAGGCGTTCAAGCCCGCGGCCGCGTTCAACCCGACGCTCGTGGCCCACGCCTTCCTCGAGCAGCTGCGCGAGGACATCGGCGAGGACGACTTCCGCGAGGTGGTCCGCAAGCAGAAGGAGATGCCCATTGCGGGCGTCTGCTACTCCCACGACTACTGCGACGCCAGCATGACCATGGACGCTGCCATGGCCTCGGTGGGCATCGCGGCGCTGCCCGACGACGAGGAGGGCATGCCCGACCGCGTGGTGGACCTTTGGAACGCCGCGTGGGACCACGCCAAGACCCGCATGGAGGCCATGACCCTCTAAACGACGGCATCGTGCGCTCTTCGAGGGGCGTACGATCTACCCATCCAACCCAAGACCAAAGGAGATTGCCATGAACCTCTTCGTGCTGGACCGCGATCCGCGGCTGGCCGCCCGAGCCCACTGCGACAAGCACGTCGTCAAGATGGTGCTCGAGACGGCGCAGCTGCTCAGCACAGCCCACGCCCACTTCGGCGAGGCGTCCTATTCCGACGTCCGCAACTGCTTCGAGGTGCGCGGGCAGCGCGTCTACCACCCGACGCATCAGAACCACCCGTGCGCCGTGTGGGTCCGCGAGACCGCCGCCAATTACCGCTGGGCGTGCTCGCTGCTCGAGGCGCTGCTCCACGAGTACCAGCGCCGCTTCGGCGACCGCGCCAAAAAGCGCCACAAGACGTGGGACGTGCTGCCCGCCCTGCGCACGCCACCCCGCGCGCTGCTAAGAGCCTGTGCCGACCGGCCCGACGCCATGACGCCGTTCGCCCTCGCAATGCCCGAGGCGTACCGCTCGCCCGACCCGGTGGCCTCGTACCGCGCCTACTACCGCGCCGACAAGTCCGCGATCGCCGAGTACCGCATGGGCGACGAGCCGGAGTGGATGACGCGCGCCTCGGAGGTGTCACTATGATGGAGGACCTCGACTTCCCCGGTGACGACTACCTCGACGCGTTCGCCGAGGCCGGCCTGTCGCCGACCGGCCGCTTCCGCCACCCTCCACACGTGGTGGCCCTGCGTCGTGGCTGGAGCGAGCTGGTCGGCAACTCCGCCAACCACCTCGTGCCGCGCGGAGGAGCCCCGTGGACCGACGCGGAGGAGCGCGACCTGCTGGCCGCCGCTGCCCGCTGCACTGACCTGTCCGTGCTCGCAACGGCGCATGGGCGGACGGAGACTGCCATTGCCTGCCGCCTTGAGCAGCTGGGCTACGACCGCGGCGTCCTCGCCGCCATGGACTTCGCCGACGTCGAGCTGCGCGTTCTCGCGCAGGTCGTCGGCCCCACAACCAAGCAACAAGGAGCAAAGAAGATGAAGATGACCGCCAACCGACTGATGACCCTGCTTGCCGTGTACCGCGGCACCTACGAGAACGAGCTCAAGGTGGGCACGTCCGGGCCCGACCTCGCGAGCCTCGTCGCCGAGGGTCTCGTCACTGTCAACGGTGACGGACGCCGCCCTACCGTGACGGATGACGGCTCCGCGCTCGTGGACTCGCTGCTGGGTCGCTCGTCAAGCTCGGGCGGTGCCGCCAGCACGAGCTGGAACGCCTCACGCAACACCAGCGCGCTGGACGACCAGCGCTTCTTCCTCGTGTCGTCCGGCGACGCCATGAAGGGCGGGCCACACGGCCGTCCGCAGCTGAAGAAGCCGCCCACCACGGTCCAGTCGTCCTACCGCGACGCCGAGCGCGAGGCCTCGCGCCTTGCCGACCTGAGCCGCGGCGAGAAGCTCTTCGTCCTGCAGGCCGTGTCGGTCCACGAGGTCCAGCCGGCTCCCGCCACGTCGCGCCGCCTGTGACCGGGCAAAGAAAAAGGGGAGCCGTAGCTCCCCTTCTTCGTGTCGCGATGCCTCAGCGGCGCTTCGCGAGGCCGGCCGCGATCTTCTCGGTCGGCGACAGGTCACGCTTCTGTGGGTTCGGCTTGCCCTGCGTGACGCCGGGCTTGACACCCGAGCCGCTCGGGGCTTCGCTCTCGAACGCGCGGCCGAAGGTAGGGCTCGCCTTCATCTCCTTGACCAGGTCCTCGACGGTCATGAAGCCGCCGGAAGCATTGCCGCGCG